TTTGCCAACACTCCACGCAATCCCGATCCGTCGCTTTTTCTCGTTACCGATAACCTCCGACCAATTTTGCGACGGCTTGCTATTGAGAGCCCGGAGATACATGCCGCCGAGAACCTTGGCCGGCGTCACGTTGAGAACGTACAGCAGATGCAAAATCGGACAGAAATAATCCGTGTCAACAATTTGGTCTAACACAAGCCCAACTTGCTCGGATAGTCGCTGCATCGGCTCCGGCATCACCATCAAGGTTTTCTTTAATCGCGGCACATAGCGCAACATCTGGATCGTATCGCCGAAACCGTGAGCATGTAGCAACAACAAACGCTTTCCATTCAGGGGCTCGCCCTTCCAAGGCCGAAGCCCGGCACTTATAGCTTCCGCAGCTTGTGGACGCATGAACGGCTTGTGTTGCTCGCAATCCCAATATTCTTGAAGACCGCCACGCCAATCCCCCATCGCCAGCTTGATCATGCTTTGATTGAATTTCGCCCGCAATGTCGGAGCGCACATCAATGTCTGTCTGCATTCGTCCAATGCCTCCTGCAATCGGTTGTTCTGATAATGACTGACCACACGATTGAAGTGCAACAGATAATCGTCGATATTGACTTTGAGCTCGTTAGTTATGAGACGCTTGCCAACCGGCTTACCGTTTTGATGCATGATCAGCGGCTCGGTCGGAATTTCAATCTTGTGACCGTTGCTGCCGCGAACTTCGTAAATCTCTCCGTGCGATGTTATCCCTCGCCAACCATATGGCGTTTCTTCGCAACAGATGATCGGCTCCATCTCCGGCAAAGCTTGATCTACGAATGGACCGAGCGCTTCTCGCATGACATCACTTCCAAGCCGGAGTGAGCCATGCCACGCCAGCCGTATTGCGAACAACCCATGACACCGGCCAACGGATTTTGATCGCAAGACTATCCGTCTGCCACATGGCTTTCTCACCGGTGCCAGTCGTTCCGGCGGCTCCCGGCGCCGTATCCATGACGAGCGTCGCCGCATTCGTCACTTCAATGTCAGGCTCCGGACTGACCGCCGCAGCAATTGCCTTCGGCGCAATCGCAATCATGTCACTGCCAACGGCGCTGGACCAATGAACCGAAAATTGATCTTTGGCGCCGGAGAAGCGGCCTTGAATGGTAACACCATGACCCGCACCCATAACGAGGGCAAACGGTCCCCTGCCGCCAACAGTGCCAACTCCATTCATCAATGCCGCCACATCTTCGAACACCGCATTAAATCCAAGATCGGTGCTCGTGCTCGCTGCAGTTGCCGCGATCCCGTTTCGAATACCTGCTGGGGCTGCGGCCGTGGCGGCGGCTGCGGAAAAGAAAACCGCATCGATGGCGAGGCCACTTGATCGCACGATGGCATCACTAATCAAACGCTCCGCGTTGCTGCTCTCCATCATCTCCCGCGTCAGCACCGCAATTGATGCCACCTTGAAAGGGCTGATCGGCGCTGCCGTGTTCGCCAATTGACGCACCGGGATTGGCTGGCCTTCCTGTACGAAACCGGAGTTGTTGGCGCTGGCTGTAAAGGCCGGCACGCTGATCTGCCCGGCTCCGTCCCAATCCAGCAGCACACCTTCCTGCATCACATCAATGGCCGACGATGCGGCTCCCAATGCTTCGACAAGATCATAGACTATCTTGTGCGCCAGCTCGGCAGCCCATCCGGATACGTTCGTCATGGCGGTTGCCGGAACGCCTCTCGTTGCGATCAATGCAGACAAGATGCGATCATTTGGCCACATCCTTTCGGCGACATCCGCCACGCTGCATCGCGCATATGTGGCGATGGTGCGAGCCGTCAACAGCCTGAGAAACAGATTGCCGGGCGGCAGTTGAAGCGGTGCATCTTTCTTGAAACTGTGTACAGGCTCGTTGCGCATGTCATTCTCCGTTAGGCCGGATAGACAACCTCGATTTCGTCATCCGTGGTTATGGCTAGAGCTTCCATCAGGCCGGGCGAGATGTCCGCCACGCGGTCCGTATCTTCATGCGGTCCCCAATCGGCCGGCCACGCATAGAATTTGCGCCCGGTCTTCTTTGCTCGAACAAGTGCAAGCAACGATTGATCCCGCAGCATCTCTTTCGATGTCACGTCATAGTCCCAACGGCACGCGACATAGAACGTTGCCGGATCAAGCCGCCGCGCTAATCCCGTCGTTCCCGACGGCTGCTCCTCAAGAAACAGATGCGGTGCATCCTCCACTTCATAAAGGAACGCCAAACCTTCATCTGCGTCCACGCCCATGTCAGCAGGCCCGCCGAAGTGACTGCACTTTCCGGAAAAGGAAACCTCGAACGGCTCCGATGCTGCACTGCCGAGTTTTCGGCAGATTTCTTCGAAATGCAAATTGTACTTCTCGCAATCGCCAGCCGCATCGACGAAACAGATTTCCAATAGCACGGCCGGCGCCGATGTCCCGTTTAGAAAGGCCAAGTCCGTTCGCTTGTGCGCACCGCGGTTGATGAATTCGCCGGCGGTCGAAATCACTTCGGACAACTTGTAGGCCAACGCTTCCTGCGTCAGATACAAAACCTCGCAACCACGCTCGCCATCCGTCGGAGTATAGGCATTGAAATGCACGCTCACGTCCAAGTCGCGCGTCTCGGAATTGTGAAAGTCCACGATGCGATCAAGGTTCTCACCCTGCGTGGTACTGACATCATCGTGGTACGTCACCACATGATGCCCGGCTAGCCTCAGCCAGCTCGCGACTTGCTCGACAACCTTGCGAGCTTCGTCCACTTCATCGATGATGCCGCTCGCACCGCGAACGTACTTGCCATGACCGCTGCTGATGACGATCCTCATTGCATTTATCCTATCATCGCCTCGACATCGATTTGCTTCGGAGCTAGCGGCGCAACCGCAAACGCTTCCGCCAACGCCACCATTCCGTCGATGCGGCCGGAGCTCTTGTGCTTACTGAGCTTGCGCGCGTTGTCCGCACCTTCAACAATCGCACAAGAAGCACACATCGCCAGCACCGGATGGTTGCCATGGCTGATTTCTCTCTCGACTATGGATTGCTCCATATCTCGCAAGGCCGGTGTCATGCTGAATGTGCCTTGGCCGACTTCAACGAACACGTCATCAACCTGCTGTTCGGTAAAGCCGGCCTTCAGCAACCACGGACGCAGATACTTCATGCCCCAACGGTCGAAGCCGATTTTCTTGATGCGATAGCGTCCGAACAAAGCAAACAATCGTGTTGCCACATATTCGTAACTGATCGAATTGCCGGGCGTCGTCTCTAGATGGCCTTCGCGTTTCCATAGATCATATGGCACACGATCACGCTGCGCCTTCTCCGCTAGACCTTCCTCCGGCAACCAAAAAGTCGGCAGTACATGCCAAGAGCGGCCCCTGCGACCCATGAGAATTAGCGCCGTCAAGTCCTGTACTGCCGAAAGGTCCAAGCCTCCGTACACGTCAATGCCACGCAGATCGCCCACGGGCTCGCCGCACGCCTTCCAAGCCACCGCGCTAACGAATGGGTTGTTCATCTCCACTCGGCGATTTAGCACAAGGTTTTCGTACTCGGCTTGACGTGCCGGCATGCGCCTCGCATCTTCCGCCATCGCCAACACTTCACGCTTGTTCATGAAAATGTTGAGGCCGGGATTGGCAGCTCGGATCGCGGCTTCCGAAAACGGATCATCAAAGCTCTTGTCGGCGAAGTCCAATCGTAGCACGGTTCGCTTGTCGTGACCGGCCAACGCGTCATCGATCAACATCGAAAGCAGATCACTGTCATTCGGCGCTTGCGTGCTAATGATGATGGAAAGCGGATTGGCTTGGGCGGCAGTTGCCGTTTCCAACGCTTCATAGAGTGTCGATCGCGGCCCACGAACCTGCCCTAGCTCGTCATGGATGATCAGGCTCGGCGACAAGCCAAAGGCCGTTGTCGCTTCCGCACTGAGAGCTCGATAGCTTGTACCTAGCGTCGAACATATTAATATCTTGCCAGCTTCCTTGATGGTGATGTTCTGAAACAGCCGAACGTCCTGCCGGATCATCTTGCACGCCAAATTGAATATCAGCGCCGCTTGATCCCGGCTCGTCGCATCAGAATATATCTGCGAATTCTGATTTGTCTTCGCTTCAGGGCCGCACAGATGCAGAAGAACCAACATGGCCGCTTCCGTGGTCTTGGCGTTCTTGCGGCCTCTGCTGATGATCGCCCGCCGAGTGCCATGCTTGTTGTCGTATATCTGGCGAAAGTCTTCTTTCATGAATTCCGGCAGCTTCAAATTCTGGCCAACGTGCGCACCCTCCGGAATTTTCAAATGATCTTCGCACCATTTGATGTTTCTATCCGCACGTGACTTAACCTTATACTCGGCCAACCACGGCTTATCCGCATAGAACCTCTTGCCACCTTTCTTCAAATGCGGTGCAACTTGCTCCAACTCGGCAACTTGCGACAATCGCTTCAAATCTGTCTTGCGTCCACGTTGTGCCATCTTTTTCCGATTTAGTTTTAGTTGCGAAAGCGCGAACGCATCTGCGTACCATCGTTTAGCTTTTTTCGCC